GCCACTTCCGTCACGGCCTGGGCATCCACATGGCGGATCCCGCAGTTTCACGCCATCGGCCTTCCTTCGGTCGGCGCTTACCGTGAATGCCGCCGCATCCGTAATATCAGCCTTACCAGTCAGTTCGATTCACGGGTTGAAACCGTACGAACGGCTGCCGATCAGGGGGATTACGCGGGCTATATTCAGGCGCAGGGCGGCATCCATATCGGGCGTAAAGCACAAACCGTGCGGGTCGCACGCCAGCTAAGTGAGGACCGTAATGCGTATGACGAACCCAGAAATCAGGTCATCGGAATTTACGCGCCACATCTTGGCGAGTCACAGGTTTTTCTGACGCACACAGCGCGCTGGCGCATCGTCCGTCACCGCCAGACACCACGGGAAATATCGGTATTTTATCCCCCTTGGAGTTCTGTCAATAACTGTGGATCCCATCCCGGCCTACACGCCAGTCATTGAGTCAAAAAACGTACCAATAAAAAATTAACATGTAAATTCAAAGAATTATAATTTTTAAAATGTCCTGAGTGTTGACGTATTAGATCAATTAAAGAATACTGTATATAAACACAGTATCTGGCGAGGGGAGAAAATGGAAAACCTGACTAAACAACAGCTAACGTTGTCCAGGATACAACTGATCGCAGACATTTCGCAGACGGCGCAATGCAATCCACAAGAATTTCTGGTCGTGATGTCATTGATTTCTGAACTGGCCGGTCAGGCCCTGACAGAGGAACATCATGACGCACTCTATTACAACGGGAGCCCGGACGACGCCCACTGATCGCCAGATAATACAGGCGGTGTTTGTCAACCTACCCGGCGCTTACCCTCCCCTCCACAGGCCGGACTAAGCGCCCCGTCATTTACTCGTTTTTCCCCTTTCCTGTTGTGCCAATAGTTTCACAACCCTCCCTGATTGCCGCGTTCCGCCCTCTTGCGCAGACTGAACTCACCTCCTGACGATTTCATTCACTTGCGGAGAAACCCAATGAAATTTTACGCAGAACAGGGCGACACCCTGGATTCCATGTGCTGGCGCTACTACGGCCGAACCGCGGTCGTTGTCGAAAAAGTCTACACGGCCAACAAAGGCATTGCGGATTTAGGCCCCTTATTGCCCCACGGTACCGCGGTTGAAATGCCCGATATCGCCGAACAACCGGTTCAGGAAACCCTCAAATTATGGGACTGAATACAGAACGCATCAGCTCGGCCTGCGCGTATTTCATCGCCACCTCACTGACGTGGCTGGCGGGAATGACGTCGCAAGACATTGCTTTTCTGGTTGGTTCCGCCGTCGGCGTCGGTACCTTTTTAATCAACTGGTACTACCGGCGAAAAAGCTACCAACTGCTTGCGCGCAACGGTCTGAGCAAAGACACCTATGAAAACCTCAACTCTTAAGCGATGCAGCGCCGCCGTTGTTTTGGGTCTGATGGCCGCGCTGCCGGGGTATCTCTCCTTACAGGTTTCTGAGGACGGATTGCGCCTGATAACCGATTTCGAAGGCTGTCAGTTGCAACCCTATCAGTGCAGCGCGGGCGTGTGGACCAGCGGTATTGGCCACACTGCGGGCGTCAAACCGGCGGCGATCATCACTGAGCAACAGGCGGCGAAAAACCTCCTGGAGGATATTCAGCAGACCGAGCGCGGCATCAAAAAATGTATGCCGGTGGCGATGCCACAACCCGTGTTCGACGCCGTGGTGTCTTTCAGTTTCAACGTCGGCACAACCGCTGCCTGCAAATCCACGCTGGCATATTTCATCAATAAGCGGCAATGGCGGGAAGCGTGCGAACAGTTACCACGTTGGGTGTTCGTCAACGGCGAACGCAACAGCGGACTTGAACGCCGCCGCAACGCGGAACAAACGCTGTGTCTGAAAGGGGTGTAAATGCGCATTTTATTGGCACTTCTTACGGGAATGGCGCTGCTGGCAGGCATCCTGCTGCTTTCCAATCGGTCTTTACAGCACGATCTGAACAGTGCGAACCAGCAACAGCGCGTTCTCACCACCCAGCTCCAGCTGCGTGAACAACTGATCGCTGAACTCAATCAGCAAATGCATGAGCGGGAACGTGCAGAGCTGGCACTGCGCGAAAACCTGAGTACCGCGCAGCAAACAATGCAATCCCGCGAACAACAACGGCAGGGGAAACTCCATGACGATCCACAATCCCGCCAGTGGGCTGACACTGTGCTGCCTGCTGATGTTAGCCGGTTGCACCAGCGACCATCCTTCGGCTCCGCCAGCGATTATTTACGTTGGCTGTCCGGAAGTCAGCCCATGCCCGGTACCGGCATCCCGTCCCGCCACTAACGGGGATTTGAGCGCCGATGTTCTCCGGCTGGAATCTGCACTTCTGAACTGCGGCCTGCAGATTGAAGCCATCAAAACGTGTCAGGAGGCACAGAATGCAAAAACCACTACAACTGCAACAAAGGCTGATTGAACAGATTTTACTGTTTAAGTTCGCCCCTGAAAAACTGGCGCTGGTGACCGGCGTGGGCAACGTGATCGCCACCCCTGCTCCTTCACTGTCCTTCGAGTATCGCTATCCGCTGACACTGACCGTCACAGACGATGACGCGCCGCTCAGCGAGAAGCTGGTCGATCAGGTCGTCGTCACCCTCCTTGACTGGCTGAGGGTCAATCAGCCCGAGATCCTCGGCAACGCCAGTCACCGGCTCAGCGATTTCACCTTTTTTCAGCAGGATCACCGCCTGGTCCTGACGCTGCAACTGACCGAGCGGGTGCTGGTCGCCGATCAGGATGACGTGCGCACGATCACTCATCTGCCGGAACCGCCGCTGCCAGAGAACGTCGCGCTGCCGCGTCAGGTTTATCTCAACGGAGAACTGATCAGCAGCTGGACCGTTTAACCCGCAGACATTCGTTGTGCCATCCGTTGGCGGACGGCCATCGATTGTCGCCCAACCCTCTGAAACGGCATCCTTTATCCCATGAATACAAACCTGCAACTCAACGAAATCATGCGGCTTATGAGCAACCTGATCCGCATCGGCACGATATCAGAACTCGATTTGCCGAACGCCCGCTGCCGCGTGGCCACCGGCAGTAACGTTACCGCCTGGCTGCCGTGGATGACGCATCGCGCAGGTCGCACGCGCAGCTGGTGGGCGCCTTCTCTGGGCGAACAGGTTTTACTGCTCTCGCTCGGTGGCGAGCTGAACACTGCGTTCGTCTTACCGGCGGTATTTTCAGATGCGTCGCCCGCCCCGTCGGCCTCGGCAGATGCCCTGCCCCTGGCCTTTCCGGATGGCGCGGTCTTCGAATACGAACCGGCCAGCAGCGCGCTGAAAGTCACCGGCATCAAAACCGCCGTCATTAACGCAACGCAAAAAGTGGACGTCACCGCACCGGAGATCCGTTGCACTGCCAGCACACGCATCACGCTCGATACCCCGGAGGTCGTCTGCACCCGCAAACTGACCACCGGATCCCTTGAAGTGAAACAAGGCGGCACGCTGACCGGCAATCTTACGCACAGCGGCGGCAGCCTGACCTCTAACGGCATCGTCGTGCATACCCATCGCCACAGTGGCGTGCAGACCGGCAACGGTCAAACCGGAGGTCCGCAATGAGTAATCCGAAATTCACAGGCATGGCGCGGGACAGCGGTACGGCGATTGACGATCTCGATCATATTCGCCAGTCGGTCAGCGATATTTTAAACACCCCGGTCGGCTCGCGGGTGATGCGTCGCAATTATGGCTCGCTGCTTTCCCAGGTGATCGACCAGCCCCAAAACGGCGCGCTTCGCTTGCAGATGATGGCGATCTGCTATACCGCTCTGCTGCAATGGGAACCCCGTATTTCATTGAATGCTATCACTTTCGATACCGATTACACCGGCAAGATGGTGGTAGAACTTACCGGAAGCCGTAGCGATACGGCAATGGATTTTTCTCTCAATATTCCTGTGAGCTGACACTATGGCAACGATCGATTTGAGCCAGTTACCGGCCCCCGATGTGGTCGAGGAACTGGATTATGAAAGCCTGTTTGAAGAACGTAAAACGACGCTGATTTCGCTCTATCCCGCCGACCAACAGGAA